CCACTGTGGATTGGATCAAATCCACCAGTAACTAAACTCAATTTTTTAAAAAACATGATTAATCGTGATTGTGTTCAAGTTTACCAGACATTTCATATGCACCTTTGTTTCCACCGTGTCCATGTGCTATTCCTAATTCATGCATTTTAGCATGTTCATCAATAGGATCACGTAATTCTGTTTTACCAGGCCCAACTGTTAACCACAGTCCATAACCCATAATAAAAAATAATAGTCCAACGATAATGAATACTAAAATCATATTACTATCCCCTTTTCTTCACGTAAGATTTTTTTATAAGGCCCACCAGGATTAAGTTCCCTCACTTGTTTAACCTCCTTTAATAAATGATACAGTCTAGCATCCCCACCCAATGCAAGTGCATTAACTATTGTTGATAGATCTTTGTCGTCGATAGGTAAGTCCATTTAAGTAAAAAATGCCTCTAGTGTTACAGTTTTCTCAACACTCCAACCAATCGCATCAAGGATTGCTTTGAGTGGTTCCAGAAATGCTTTCTCAAATTGTAAGTCATAATCAATGTATTTGGCAAGATTTGTTTCATGCGGAAAATCCTGAATAAACGAAATAATATTCTCGTGAATAATATTGGGTTTTTTCAGGTAACAAAATTTAATCTTTTCACCATTCTGGATGAGAGAGTACTTATTATCCAACTTATGTTGTTTGACATAATGGTTGTATAATAATGCACCCCGTATATGTATAGGAGTTCCCTTTGCATATATTGTAGAATGTGCTTTATACTTCTCTACATTAGATGCAGTACGTGGAAATGATATATCTTCTGGTGGTAATGTCTTGAATTCCTTACGACACTTCTCAATAAAATTAATCACATCATCTTCAGTCTTATTCATCATAAGTTTAAGTGCATCCTTAATCATTTGACGACAAGGTGCAGGTGTAGAAGATTTAACTGCCTCAATACCCATCATCTTTAGTTTGGGTTCTTCATATCGAACACCCTCACTATCCCATACGTTCAAAATATATCTTTTTTTTGCAGTCCATATACCACGGTCAGCAATATTCTCTCTCTTCATTTGCATCTTTTGGTCATAGGCGTTGACATACCTGGCCAACGCTTCATAAGAACTTTCAATATAAGGTTCAAATTCATTTTCACACACCTTGTTAAGGAACCCAACAACGCCCTCACTAGTTTTCTCTCTCCCCTTGTATACAGTCTCAACCAAAGGCCCCAAATTAAGATAAATGGAATCAGTATCTGAAGCAATAACATAATCAATGTCCTCCGTTTTCAAAATCTTGTTCATCTTCTGGTTCATTTTATTCTCTATCCAACGAATAGAGACCTGACCACTTAAGGTAATGGCTTCAGCATTAGCCAGTTTGTAGTATCGAAAATACTGATTGCCAATAGCACCATAAGCACTGTTAAGAGATATCTTCTTTGCCATCTGAATATTGTTGCATCTAGCAATTTCTTTCTCCAACTTTTTAGACGGTTTATTTTCATACTCCTGCTTTGCTTGTAACATTCTCTTCTTAAATACCACTCTATCACCATACATCTTATCCATCAACTCTGGAAGAAATCCTCTTATATCTTTCCTATATTGTGCTCCATTCGCACAGGTAGCATAATCAGGATTAAAATCTGTTATCTCCTCATTTAGAATCCGTTCAACGCTCGAGCTGGGATGTCTAGTCTCCCTGATGGTCTCTGGGGAGATGTTGTACTGCATAATAAGATGAGGATACAGGCTATTAAGGTCAAAAGAGACAACCCAATCATAGCGTCCTGGTTTCGGTTCCTTGACATAAGCACCTGCGTATTTTTCGTTTTTAGATGAACGATTTTTAGGAGGAATAACAATATTCCTTTTCTTTAAGTAGTTATATATTATCGTATCCCACATCCGCACCTGATAAAATACATCATTGTAATTAACTTTAGCATCATATGCCATAGTCAATGCCAACTCAATCAGTTTCATCTTGTCTTCCAAACGGTCAACAAGTTCAACGTCAATTATATTATACTCAATGAACTTCTGCCAACCTTTTGTATAGAAGTCCTTAAATGTATCATACTCACTGTGGTCTAACTTCTTCTGACCAAGTTCTACACTTGCAATATAATCAAGTCGATATGATTCTTGTGCTTTATAAGTAAACTTCTTATAAAGATCAAGATAATCAAGTTGAGTTACACCACCAACATCAAATGTGGTATGAGTTCTACCCATAATATGAACTTCACCTTCACTCACCAATCCCCAAGGTGAGAATCTCTTCATCAACTTCTCACCAAGAACCCTATTAAGACGCTTACAAATATATGGAATATCATATAGTTGAATATTCCATCCAGTAATCACATCTGGAACATCCTGCATCCAATAATTAATAAACGAACTTAATAGAGCGTGTTCAGATACACAGTGGTGATATGTTACATCCTTCCTATTATTCTCAAAGGGTTTAACTCCCCAAGTAACGATCTGCTTAGTAGTATAGTCTTGTATTGTGATTGCCAGAATTTCTTCTGAACACGATTCAACATCAGGGAAACCTTGTTCAGACGCAACCTCAATATCCAAAGTAACAAGCTTAATTTTAGATATGTCAAACTTGATTTCATCCTCTGGGTATTTCTCTGAAATATATTGGTAAATATACCTGTCATTCCCATATATCTCAAATCCCTCAATATCCTCATACTTCTTATAGAAGTCACGACAATCCCGTACCGTTCCTGGATTAATTGCTTCAACTGCTTCACCATTCAACGTTTTATATTTAGTCTTCTTTTTAGATTTAACAAATAAAGTAGGAAAAAATTCATCCCTATGTTCATACCTTCTTCCATTCTCAACGCCACGAACCAGAAACTGATTCCCGATCAATTGAACATTGGTGTAGAATTTCATTATTTAAGTAGACTCAATAGGTGGATTGGGTGGAGTAGGTTGAACTGCTAAAACAGGTTTAAGAAGTCTTTCATATTTCTCAAGTAATGTAGGTTTAGGATCTACAAGTGTAAGTATCTTATCAGATGATATCATAAATTCATTCTGATTCGTAGATTCCACCAACCAAGGAGTTAAAGTATCATTCTTTCCAACCACCATTGGTTCAGTCAATTTACAGTCAGGTTCTCCTGGTACTGCTGCTGGCATTTCCTCAATCTGTGAGACCAATTTTAGATTGTTGGTCAGAACTATCAGTTGTATCGGTTTTTCCATTTTCTTTTAATACCTGTTTTTTGTACATGTCAAGAACTTTCTCTATTGGTGAGAACATAGTTACCACCCATTCTGTAGAAAGTGGAACTTCTTTTTCTTTTGCTAAAGGAGCCCACGGATGCATCCTGATTCTCACCTCTGATGATCCTTCAATATTTGAATCATCCTCTTCTGCAGTTAAAGGAGCAGCACTCATCAATTTAACAACACAAGGTTTAGTAAGTAAATAACCCATAACTTGATTGTCAGAAGTCATCATCTCCTTTATATCAGCAATTACATCTTCTCCAGATTTCAGAACCAAAATTTTAATGGTCATAATTTCTTTACACCTCGTTACTAATTATATCACCAATGACCCAAGAACGCAACCCATTTCTATAAATGAAGTCTTGAATACTATCCACTCTATCTGAAGGAATAACCAAACAGTAACCAATACCAAGATTAAATACTCTTTTCATTTCCTCCTCTGGTATTTCACCAGCAAGCATAATCTTACTAAAAATTTCTGGCATTCTCCAAGAATTATAATCAACATGTGCAGTTAATCCATCTGGAATACAACGTGGTAGATTCTCTGGAATACCACCACCTGTAATATGTGCCATACCATAGATAGGAAAATTATCTAATAGTTTATTTACTAAAGATGCATAGATTGTAGTAGCAGTGAGAAGTTCTGGTGTATCTCTAAAAGATATCTTTTGTCTCCATAGCATATCATTAATAAGACTATATCCATTACTATGCAATCCACTACTTGCTAAACCAATTATCTTATCACCTGGTTGAATTCCTCTACCATCAATTATTACTGATTCTTCTACAACACCTACACAAAATCCTGCTAGATCATAACCTTTAGAAAATCTACCATGTTCAGCAGTCTCTCCACCAAGTAAAGAACAACCAGATTGCCTACATCCTTCTGCTATACCAGAAACTAATTGCTCTAATCGATCATTATCTAGTTTAGGACAAGAGATATAATCTAAAAAGAATAATGGTTCTGCACCAGATGTTATAACATCATTAACACACATAGCAACAAGATCAATTCCAAGCACAAAGTATGCTGATGGATCATGTGTAATGGTTGCCATATTCATTTTAGTTCCTACACCATCAGTTCCAGAAACTAATATTGGTTTTTTATATCCTTCAGGAATTCTAATTTGACCGTTAAAACCACCAAATCCACCCATGACTTCAGATCGATGGGTGGATTTTACGGTAGATTCAATATGATCCACAAAAGCATTTCCTGCTTCTATGTCAACACCAGAATCTCTATAATTCATCATGTAAAAATAATCATACAATAATCATATCACATGAATTGATCAATCGCAATAAACTAAACAATGTGAGTTTGTTGGATGATTTCTACATTCTTGTTCCCAATAATTTTCTTTGGGAAGATTGTAGTTGAAGTCGTGCATCCTGCGGATGTCACTCATAGCGTTTTTAATAACGCTGAATGG